TTGTCGTCTAAAGTTTCGGACTCGTCGATACGCACATAACCGGCATGGCCTTTCATGCTATCTATATCGTGGGGCTGGTTAAACGTAACCATTTGACCACTTTGAAGGCATCTAAATGTAGCCATAACAACCTTTAAAAAATCAGGGGCCGAAGCCCCTGAATCTTATGCTAATGAACGAACTACAACGATGCGCAATGTTGAAGATGCTAAGTCAGCGGTAGAGCCTGACTCATTTTGGATGCGGAATTTAACAGTATTGGCTGCGCTAACGTAGCCAGTAACAGTCAAACCAACCAAATCCACGCCCAATGATGCGCCAATGACCATATCGCCCAAGGCAACGCCTGGGACGGTTACGTCATCAGTTTCGCCAGCGCCATCTACTAACGAGCCAGCGTCAAGTGTAGCTGTTACCAGCCACGTATCAGAAAACAGGCCACGGAATTGATCGTTGCCTGCACGTACAGTTACTGCCGATGCTGTTGCCATAGTATTTCTCCTAATTAGGTTAAAAACCCCCACCCGAAGGTGGGGAGTTTAATTAGGCAGGTACGGCCAAGGCAAATGCCGAAGACGAAAGAGCTGCGCCGACAGTTGCCGCAGCACGCATGGCTTTAACACCATAGATCGTGTCAGCAGTAAACAGGGTACCGAGGTATTCCTGCTTGTACTGAGTCTGCGAACGAACGCTCAACTGCTCAACCAGAACCATTGCATCCTTGTGACCCATCAAGCAGATACGGTCTGTAGTGCTGTTACCAGCGCCAGTATCAGCGTTGGACGAGACAAAAACAGGGATACCGTACAGGTTGCCGATTTCGCCGTTGCGGATTGCATTGCCATCACCGACGAATGCTTGCTCAGTGTAGCGAGCCAGACCCATCAATGTGTTGCGGCTTGAAGGAGGGATCAGGAAGAAACGGCCATCCATTGGTGTGTCGTTGTCATCCAAACGCTGGATTGTGCGACGGATAGCTGCATCAGTCAGAGCGGCTGCATTCGACGATGTTGAGTTGTATGCAGTTGTACCGTTTGAGCCGATAAAGGCTTTAGTAGTTGTGTTGCTAGTTGCATAGTCGTCGGTGCCAACTGTTGCGCCGTTAAATGCGCGACCGAGTTGAACCAGATCGGTATCAACGCGACGAGCCAAAGCGTAACCAGCGTCGGCAGTGTAGAACTGACGCATTGAGTTCAGAGCTTGAATTTCAGCGATGTCCTCGATCAAACGGCTGTACTCATAGTGCTTGTCGATCGATACTTGTACTTCGGTGTTGCTGGCAGCGATCAAAGTCACTGCATCAGTTGCCGCTTTAGCGTTAGCTGTGCCGCGAGTTGGTGCTGGGATGTGGATCACATCACCTTTTTTGCCACGGAAGTTCATCTTCATGACCAGATTGGCCAGAACGAGGTTCTTCTTATAAGCGGCAACAATCTCATCACTCCAAATCTCTGGAACGAAGGTTGCTGCGCTCGATACCGTTACGCTATTGGTTGGGGAAAATGCTGCATTTGCCATGTTATTACTCCTAGATCAAAAGTTTTATTTAACCCTGCCCTCTTGATACGCCGCCATAATCTCATCAGACAATGCGTCATATCGGGCTGGATCGTTCATTTTTAGCCGAATTAGGTCAGCACGTCGGTAAACTCTTTTTGAACTCTCACCGCTTCCACCGCTATCGACTTGTACAGATTTCATCGTTTTCTGGCGATCCGTTGATGCTTGTTGGGTCGCTTGCTTCGTCTGAATACCACGCAACTCTTTATAGGTGGACAGCAATTCGTTAGCCGAATCAAAATCAAACTCTGCATCAGCGCGCTTGAATAAATCCAAGCGGATATTTGACGATTTAACCCAATTCACAAACCCCTCATCGCGAACGACTTGCTCGAAATCAGGGTGTGCTTGAGCTAACTTTTGCTGAGTCTGTAACGCCCTTAACTCCGATGCGGCTTTTCGAGCCTCAATGATGTCAGGGTGCCTATCAATCGTATTACGAACTGCCTTTTGTGGGTCTTCATAGAAGTCCACTTCCTGCTCTTCCTCTGCAATAGGTTGCTGTCTGGAATTGAGGTTTTGCTTAATCAGTTCATCAGCCAGTTTCCGCACTTCGCCGACTTCTTGCGCTTGGCGTCCAATGACTTTTTCCGCTTCTTGGTGCATCTTCATAACGTCTTCAAGAGACTTATTCCGATACCTTTCAGGAAGGTCTGGTTTGTCATTTCCAATCGTAGAATCTAGCTTGGCTTCTTCTGTCTCTAACTCAGAAGGCAACTCATTTTCTGGATCAACTAACATATTAGGTTTCCTTTTCCTGCCATCTTTTGGTTCCCAGGATAATAATAAACAGGCCAGAAGCTGGTTATCTGTTCGCTTTTTGCTCCGCAGCGAGTTTTTCTCGATGCCTACGATCAAATTGGGCTGCGGCGGTCGGGAATGACCCCGACCAACCCTCCAATAAAAACGCTGGAGCAGATATTATGCGGTCGGCTAACCTTCCGCACTCGCATTGAACTTGAACCAGCTCATAACTGACCAATTTCTCAATACGATGCCCGTTCTCACAGGCAAATTCATACATTCGGCGCATTTAAATCCTCATAAGCGTCAGAGCTGACTTGTCGTAAGTTTTTCAGCCATAGCAAAATAGAAAGTTCGCCTTTCTTGAATTGTAGACTTTTTTCGTCTTCAACAGCAGAAAGATTATTTAATGCGTTCACCATTTCGTCAATATCTTCTACCAAGTCAAGCCACCCTTGAGTGGCCATCATTGAGAATCTATCTTCGTAATACTTTTGCAACTCAGGCGTCATAGTGCTGGGATGTCTGAACTTGTTAAAGAGTTAAGATCGGCGCTAGTGATAGCCGGTAAATCCGTTGTGGCCAACTCAGTTATTTGCTCTGGCTGAATGTACTCAACCCATTGCTCTTGCGATTGACTCCACGACCAATTGCCCTCTGGCTTAGGATCACGAATAACCCAACCCGGTGGATACCACCACACTACCTCTTTACCTTCAGGACACTCAGGAGCATCAGCCACTTCAATCCAGCCATCTGTGCCATCTGTCTCAGCTTTAGGAATTGATCCGTTTTTAGAATACATAAGTCACCTATTGGAGAGGGAAGGCTGCGGTTGGAGCGGTAAAGTTAGCTGTATAACGTGCGTAACCTTTAGTAAAACGCAAATCATCTATGTAACCATTAAAAACATATCCGGGCGTAGAAGCACCAGCTAAATTAGCTGCTCCAGCATATACACCAGCGCCTGTTCCGGCAGAAGCACTAAATGATCCTGTGTTTGCAACCGATGCAGCTTGAACACCATTTAAAAACGAACGCATAGTTCCGCCGCTTCTTGATATAGCAATGTGCGTCCATGTGTTTGCGGTTATTGTTCCAGAGTTTAAAAGACCGCCAGTTGTTTGCACATAAATATAAGGCGATCCCGAAAGAATCCTGTACGCAAAGGTTGTGCTTGAGCCTATGCCAAATACTGAAACATCAGAAACAGAAGCCGCATAAATCCATGCTTCAAATGTAAAATCTTCCGCTGAACCAATACTAAACATTTCGTTCTTACCAGCATTTAGATAATCACCTGTACCATCAAAGTACATCGACGTAGTACCCCACTTCGCCTGTGTAGTGCTTACCTGTGCGTTGCCTACAGTCTCTAATACATTCTTAGCAGTAGAGTCGAAGATGCCAGCGTTTGTGTAATTTAAAAGATAAACTGTATTTGCATCAGAAGTATATGGAGCAGTAGGTAAAGTAGTTAAACCAGTTCTTACGGTGTTACTTACTCGTAAACTTCCAATATACCCAGTAAAGTATTGCGCCAAAGTTGAGCTATAAAACTCCACGCCAACACGAATTGTCGTAGCAAGTGTTGTACTACCCATGTTTGCAGTACCAATAGATACGCCATTCACATAAGCAGTTATCGTACTTCCAGACCTAGTAGCTGCAAAGTGATACCATTGATTTGCTTTTAGCGTAGTTGGATTTGTTGAAACGCTTCCAGTAGCATTGCCCATAACAATGTAACTTGCACTATTTGTATATAGTTCAAATCCTGAAGTTGCAGAGCCATCACCTATAGTTAAAATTGTTTTACTTGCGGCTGTTGTAAAGTATGCCCAACACTCAACTGTAAAATCACTAACAGCAGTAATTGTGCTGTTTAAATAATCACCAGTACCATCAAAATACCCACTACCACCTACTACCGCAGCATCGTATGCAGCAGTAGGTAAAAATGGACTGAATGCTTGGATGGATGGTGTGCCGCTGCTACCAACAACACTAATTGCTGATGCATTGGTGCTGTTATCAATCCACCTATTATTTTGCAAAGACAAAAACTGAGTGTTAGACAATGCTGTTAAAGGCGTTGTGCTTGGCGTAAAGTTTGATGTGTACCTACCCACACTAGAAACACGTATGTTGGATATGTACCCTTTATATATTTCATCGTTGGGATATGAATTATTATCCCCAATAGAAACAAGAGCTGCAGTTGCAAATGAATATGTGCTAGTACCTGATCCTTGCGTTGTTTGCTGCACACCATTTACAAAGAAATAGTAAACAGCACTAGCCCTTACAACTGCTACGTGATACCACGTATTAAATTCAAATGTGTAACTACAATATTCATTGTCTGCATTAAACACACGAGATACGCTCAAGCCGTTAATGTTAGTTGTATTACTTGGACCAAGACGAAATTGAATACCATTGCTTACATCGCCTTCAATTAAGATGCGAGAATGACCAGCCGATGCAGGATCAATGTTTATCCACATCTCAATAGTAAAGTCACCTGTGCCTGATACATACGTACTTGCACTTCCGGGGTAGGTTAGTCTTGTCCCTGATGTACCGGTAAAATGCGTACCCCACCCTGTCTGACTGAACGGCGTAAACGTACCCTGAGTCGTATTACCATTTCTAGTAATAGTGAAGTTGTTAGTGCTAGAGTCTAAGAACGTATTGTTCTGCGCTCCGTTAGTGCTGCTAGTGTTAAGCAGTAACGTAGTCAGATTAAAGAACGCATCGACTGCCGCTGCTACCGTAGTCTTGGCAGCCACCAGCATATTCATAATGCCACTCATGACACGTTTCCTGTAATAGCACAGACCGTTCCGCTAATAAACAACACCGTAGCAATGCCGCGAGTTGCCAGAGTTACCGTAGCCTTATCAGCATCAGTACCAGCAATGTAAGCTGTAGTAATTGTGCAGGTAATCGTAATGTTGCCACTCGTATTGTTGAAGATAGAGATTGCGTCACCTTCAGCAAATGTCGCATCAGGTATCGTTATAGAGCCACTTGTACCTACTTGTACATACTTACCTACGTCACCTACAGCTAACGTGTAAGAGCTTGTCTTAGTACCAACCGCAGGTAAATCACGGTAGCCAATAGGGTTAGTGCCATCAACCGTACAGTTAGTTAATGTGCCTGAACTTGGTGTGCCTAATGCGCCACTAGGTGCAACATAATCTGTTCCAGCCGTGGCATTTGCTAATGCGCCACCACTATTAGCTTTTAATATTGCCGTACCACTTGGCGGTGCTAGATAGTCTGTACCAGATGTAGCGGCAGACGCCACGCCTGATGTCGCTTTAACTAAACCTGTCAGTGACGCACGTTTGATTAGTTTACCGGTCGTGCTATCAAAGAGCGCCAACTCAGAATCAACCGAAGAAGATGGGCCGACAACATCACCAGAGCCGGTAGAGGCAAACGACAAAACCCCCGCACCGTCTGTAACCAGTGCCTGGTTGGCTGTTCCGTCAGCGATCGGAAGTGCAAGCGTCAGATTGCTGTTAGTGTTTCCAGATTGCAGAGTGGTGGTTCCTGTTCCGCTCGCATTTCCTTGAATTTTTAAATTACTCATGTTGATTCCTTAATTAAGAACTAACCATTTTTGACCAGTACCCACCGTTACCGCTATCCCAGTATTTACAGTAACAGGGCCAACTGATAGGCCGTTTTTGGCCGATGATATAGTGTAATTGGAGGCGATTATCTGATCGTTTTCCAAAATATTAGAAGAACCACCGCCCGATGCCGCAATTGTAATAGCTCCGGCAGCATTTGTAATCGATATGTTTGTGCCAGCCGTTAGCGTTGCTTTGGTTAGCGTGTTGCCGGTGGAGTTACCAATTAACAGTTGGCCATCGGTAAATGTCGTTTGACCTGTACCGCCATTAACCACTGGCAAAGTACCTGTCACACCGGTAGATAAAGGCAAACCAGTTGCGTTAGTTAATGTACCGCTGCTTGGCGTACCTAAAGCGCCACCTGGCGCAACAAAATCAGTGCCAGCCGTTGCAGCACTTGCTACGCCAGACGTTGCTTTAACAAGGCCGGTTAGCGTTGCACGTTTAATTAGTTTGCCAGTAGTGCTATTAAACAGTACAAGTTCAGAATCAACTGAAGATGCTGGGCCAACCACATCACCAGAGCCAGCAGGAGTGCCCCACGACGCATCTGTGCCGTCGGTGGTTAAGAACTTGCCGCTGTTGCCTGTTTGGTCTGGCAGACTTGCCCCACCCCCACCAGCACCGCTTGCGCCTTGGTTGATGATGATTTTTAGGCGATCAGTAATGTCCGGCGGTAGTATTTCACCCGCATTGATCTCACGGCCATTGGATAAGGTGATGACTAGGCTGTTGTCGAAGTCCAGACGTATATCAGCAATTGATATACCGTCAGCACCGTCCAAACCATTGATACCATCCACACCATCGCGGCCATCACGGCCAGCTAGACCGTCTTTGCCATTCTTACCGTCACGACCGTTAACCCCATCACGTCCGTCAATACCATCGCGACCGTCTTGAATGTTGGCAATGCGGGACTCCAGCATCGAATAAACGCTGTCGTACTTGCCTTCTAGGTCGCCCTTCATTTTCTGAAGTGCTTGAATGACCGCTTGTGCGTTTTCTGCGGCTTTTTTCTTCTGCATTGCCCGAGCTTCTGACACCGTATTGTTTACAGAGTCAAAAAGACTGTCGGGAACCTGATCTACGTCGAATAGCTTGTCAATATCCATTATTGCATTCCCTTTTGCAGTTCTTCAAGGAAGTCATTTTCAGCGCCGACGACATTATCCTTGGCTTTTGACATTTGCAGCTCGACAATCTTGGACTTATTCTTGATGTCGGCTTCTTTCAGCATCAATTCAGCGACCTTGACGCGCTTGTCAAACTCTCTGGAGGCCATGTCAGCCTGATTGGGCAGGTTAGCCGTCAATCCTTGCTGAATTTTGGCTTGTACTTCCAAAGGTTTCAGCTTGGTGTCGATCATAATCTTGGTTGCTTCAGCACGATTTTGCTCGGCTTGAGTCGTATTGACTGCAATCTGCGCTTGTGCTGCTTGCAAGGCCAACTGTTCTTGAACCATCTGCTTTTGCTGGGCTTCAGGATCAACTTGACCCATTGAATCCAAGCGCGCCATCAGTTCAGCACGGTTAGAGAGCGAACTATTGGCGACAATGCCTTTCAATATGATCGGCAAGACCGGCGTATCAGGGCCAAGGGTCTGCAACAAACTGATAAATTGAGCCTGTTCGTACTCACGCGCAATAATACCTAGCGTTGCTGTCGGAATGAAGACCATATCGACCGACGGATAGCGCTCTGGATCGAACTGCATAAAGCGGTACGCTGCTTTATTGATGAACGGAATCAAAAAGTCTTCTTGGAAATTCACCAGTGTGCGCTTGTACTTCTTGATAATCGAGGCCACCGCCATCGACATGCCCGTACCAGCCGCATCGCGCCCCACCGCTGACACCATGCCGTTAGAATCTAACGTGCCGGTCGCTTGCAGCAGCATTTGCTGGAATTTCTCGGCTGTTGTGATGCTAGAACCATCTGTTTGGCCAAACTTGAACGGATACAAAATCTCATTCGGGTTGCCGTTGGTGTAGATTGCTTTGCCTGGCATGATTGTCAGCTTCGCACCCCTCGGCAAGCGGGTAGCATCAACCGCCATCATAGGTGAGGCGGTCAGTGCCAGTGAGTCCAAGTGAGTGCGCACTTGCGCATCAATGGACTTCTGCATGTTGTAGGCTTTTTCGATCGTCCCACGGCCTGGCAATCTATTGGGCACCGTGTCGGCCTGATAGGTCAGTACAGGACGATCCTTCATCATGTACGGACTTTCTTCAGCCTTCAATAATAGGCCGTCGTTCGCAATCACGATGATCGCTTCGACCATGTCTTGATAGTCTTCAGCCGCTGAATCGTCAGGGAACAGCTCGACGATGTCTTCGTCTTCAATCTTTTGCAGGTACTCTCTTGGCACCAGACCGTAGTAAGTTAGCAGTAAGACTTTTTCATCTTGATACTGGCTAATCTCTTGGGTTGGCTCTAAGTCGGTGTCTTCGTATGTCGGGGTGATGTTGACCTTGCGGTAGATACCGCGCTCGATACCACGCACCACCTTGTGGATCGATACGTACTTCTCGATGGCCACACCCATGCAATCCTCAACGGTCGTGCCGTTTGGATCCCATAGGAAATTCTTAGGGTTGATCGGCATGGGCTTAACCGATACGCGCATCTTCTCAACCGTACCAATCGCTGCTTGCTCTTGGCCTGGCATTGGCATGGTCGCAGGAACCAATTCCTTTTCCATTGACGTTGTGATCTCGGCGATACCGGTGCCGTAAATCTCAGCCAACAGAACCACTTGATCGACGTGTTTCCTCAACTTGTCGCGCTTAAAGTCTTCCATCATCTGGAGCTTTAAGAACTCGACATCCATTGGGTCGCCATTGACATCGCGCAAATCGTCTTTGATGTCAAAGAATTCGCCAGAACCAAAGATCGCCTCAATAATCTCAGCGTGGCGAGTTTCAACGGCTTGCTGTGTTGCAGGGGTTACGATGCGTGAGCGCTCTGACTCTCTTGTCTTGTCTTCCGATGCCCATTGGCCACGGAAGATGCGCTCGTATTCTTCCCATTGCGGGAGGAAGTTAATATCGCGGTACGTTCTCCAACGATCGCAATGCTCCACCACGAAACTGACTAGTTCTTTGTCATTCTCTGTGGGTTGATCGAATTCATTTTGATCCATTTATACACCCGAAATAATGTCCACCGGTTCCCAATCATCGGATTCATCCTCTTGCATATAGGATGTCACGGCCAATTGGTCTATATAGGACAAGGCGTCAGGCAAATCATCGTGTACCCCCTGTGCAGGGAACATGAGAAGCTGGTCTAGGAATATATCCCAATCCTCGTCTGAGTTAAGCACAATCCTGCCATGCTCAAAACGCCCTTGGAGACTCCAAATAATTCGGTCAGTCTTTTTCCGGTTGCCGTGCGTTAGGTCAACTATGTGCGAATATACATTATTCTTGCGCATTAAGTCACTCAAATACGGCAAAACAGCGTTTTTTAGCGCCCCGCGCTCAATTCCAATCGACAGCGGTCGGTAGTCGCGCATGGCCATCAGTATCTTGGCCGCCGTCTCCCGAATATCCCACCGGCCATGTTCTATCTTCTTAATCCACCATTTGCCCTCGTCAGTCACTTTGACTACCGCAATGGCTGACTCATCTAGGCGCTTTTTAGAATTAGCTGCTTGTCGTGCCACTTCTTCAAATCCGGCCAAGTCCACCGCCACAAAGTAACTACCTTGCGTCGGCTCCTCGCCGTACTTGATCCAATCTTCCTTGAATATGTCCGAGCCAGCGTTGGAGAACGACGCCATGTATTCCTGCTTAAACGCAAAAGAGGAAAGCGTCTTCTTGGCCGACTCAATTTCTTCTGGGTCAATTAGCGGGTTGTCTTTGGTGGTGAAGTGCCAGCTCTTCCAATCGGCGTCATAGTTCTTATCGTCTTTGTCAACGTCGCCTAAGTTGTACAAGTCATAGAACCAATTTCTTCCTTTGGGCGTACCAATGAACATGGCGCGACCCTTCTTGTCGGACAAGGATGCGCGTACAACCTGCTCCCACGTTTCCGGCTTAATGTCAGCCACTTCGTCCAGCACGGCGTAGGTCAAGGACACACCGCGCAAGGTATCGGGTCGGTCGGCACCCCGAACGTAGATGACCGCTCCATTGATTAAAGTGATGTCTTGGTTATTGATGTGGCTGTTAGAAATAATGTCCCGCCCCAGCTCCATTAATACGTTCCAGATAATCTGGCGAGCTTGCCCGTTAGTGGGGGCGACGTACAGCACCGCCGAGCCAATAGGACACTTCAACCCTTCAATCAATAACGCCGTAGCTGCCAGCCTAGATTTTCCACAGCGCCGCCCTGCGGCAATCACTTTAAATCGCGTTGAATCAGCAAATACCTCTTGTTGCC